GCAACGGAACGATTAAACAACGACCACGGGCGGAAACAGACCACACAGCAAGAGATTGTACACAAGATAACCAGGACAGCCGACCAACTTCCACGATTAGACACAAATTTTGGACAAAATACATCAATGTTGACCGATTCCGGAGCGTATGGAGATAATACAGCAGATGCGAATGAGTAGCAACAACTACGGAAACGTGCGGAAATATGGGATAGTTAAGGACGTGTCAATAAAGACTGCGTGAAAGATTAGTTTAACGCATAGTTGAAAAGAAACATAGCACACAGGGGGAGGGGGTCTGGCAGGACCAGCGAACAGCCCCTACTTAGTCCCTCAAATTTCCTCAAAAATAAAAAAGACCCTTAGGAGGTGTACCACATGATTTTCATTTACATAGTTTTAGCATGGATACTGTTTCAATTACATGCTCCTGCATGGGTGTATATCCTGTTCATCATCGGAGTATTTTTAAGAGCGGTAGTCACTGGTAGAGATTAAGTGTATGCAGATATTTGGGAAAGAGATAAAAGACGAATGTTCAAAATGCGGTGAAGTCCTGCAATGTGAGTTGTTTCTGCAAGGTCACGGAATCAAGAGAGACCGTGAGAACGTTACAGAAATGGTTAGCTGTCAGATGAAGCACCAAAAGAGCAGACTTGATAAAGAACCTAAAGAAGATTTGCCAGTTAAGGAGAAATGTGAATTGCCACCGGAGATTAAAGAGATCTACACAGAGGTTTGGAAAATACATAAAGAGTGTGCTAATCCGAAAACGGATGATGACTGGTCGTATCTTATCCGGCAGGGCAATTTGCTGATTAAAATACATAACAATAGCCAGTTTGCTAAAGCACTGGTAATGGCAATGATCGATGAAATTGAAGGAAGGACGAAGAAAAAATGCTTGGATTCATGATTTTAAAAATAATGACAACGTTGGTATTGACAGTTTTAGCAATATCTGCTTTATGGTATGCTCCAAAACAGAAAACAGCATCAGACGGAGTTATTTTATTTGCGTTCGCAATGTTCCTTGCATTTGGAATAACTTTCGCGTGGGTATAGCCTATGTGGTTACCGGAGATTATGCGAATTATCCCATATCACAATTTTGAATGGGTTAAATTCATAAAGCCATTGTTATTGCCGAATATCCGGTGTTGTGTTGGCATTGGATATGTGGCAGAGAAATCAAGGCATCAAGAGTGTATGTAGCCTGTGTGTGGGAAACGAAAAATGGAATAATGCGTTTGACAACACAAAGTTTTTCAAAGTACCGTACACAGGCGTGACAATTTTTTTTAGATAAAGATAGGGTGTTTCACGAAAAATAATCCGGGAGCAGATGGTCTCTCTCCCGGAGTTTAGGGCTATCGCCAAGCGGTAAGGCACAGCACTTTGACTGCTGCATTCCCAGGTCCGAATCCTGGTAGTCCTGTTTCGCAGATGTTTTCTTCTTTCGGTCTTTGCCATCTGCGAATTGTCTTCCATACTTTTCCATTGGAGACACTCCTTTCACCTCATAGCGGAATGCTGTTAAGAGCCGTCGCAAGGCTCGTGAGGGTTTAACCGGTTTATGATAGCCCGGTTTTTGCGGAATACCGTTGTAGGTTTTAATCCGTGGGTTGTCAGTAAAGACATTAAAATCCCGCACAGCCATTGCGGACATAAAATTGGCGTAGGCGGTTGGGTCGCTCCCAACTAGCAGGTAACTGGCGGATGCCCTGCGAAAATAAAAATAGCCATAAGTGTTGCGCTGTGTCAGTGCCTTAAATGTAGGCATACAGCTTATGGAAACGCACATTGGGATGTAGCGCAAATGGAAAGAGCAGTGTCCTTCTAAGGCATAGGCTGTGGGTTCGAGCCCCATCATCCCAACTTTATCTTTATCTCCACTTAGTCTGGTACTACTGCAATAGTTCAGGTCGATGGGAGATGTATGGATAGTAGTTGCTCATTATCGGTCAACGAAAAACACTTCTGCGAGTAGAATTTGCAGATTCAAAAGTAGTCGTACATTGTTTGGGTCGGGTGGGTTCAACTCCCACGGCAACTATTCCCTAGCTAAAACGTAAGCCACATATGTTTAGCGAAAACCAAGCCTATGAAGTAGAGAACAGACAAGACTGTGAGATTGTGTGGATAGTCAGTGACAAGTAGGCGGTGCACATTTGGTTATGGCAAGCGCAAACCATAAAAGGTTTTACGGTGCGATTCCCATGTATAGTTTCAGTGGTAGAGCGGCATCCGCATAGGATGTGTGTCGGCGGTTCGATTCCGTCTGCATGGGTTACGGAGGAATTTTACATGAATGGATTTCACCTTATTCTTCAAGATTGTTGTCAGTATTGTAAAGATTTTGAACCGAAACTGATACAAATGAATATAACAACAGTGTCTGACAAAAGCGAAAAATACTTAAACAACATTACTTGCGAAAATCTTGATAAATGTGAACGGTTAATGGAGAGGTTGAAAAATAAGCATGTGTAAATTTTGTGAAAACTGGCATGACGAAAATACAATCTGCGGAGCAGACATTAAAATTTATAAATGTGCGAATGAAACAAATTTGACAGAAGCACAGATTTTGAAAAATGTCAGAGACAATAAACCTGGTATTGTTATTTTTGCAAATGCAGCAACTATGGGATATTTTAAAATTGAGTTTTGCCCCATGTGCGGCAGAAAGCTGGTGGAGGAATGACGTGTCATGATTGTGCTTACCTTGGATTTGATAGAAACGAAGTTGTAGGGATGGCTGAAATGTGCAACCATCCGGAAAAATGGATTCCTGGTGCTGGATTTGCTGACAGTGAACATGAGTGCGAATTTTTCAAAAAGAAATCAGGAGTTTCTAAATGGGATTCATATTCCGAAGATGAAAAAGAAAAGGCCCGGGAATATTTCCAAGAATACTATGTTCAAAATCCTGTTGGCGATTTAACATGCGAACAGGCTTGGGCACAGTTCGTTGAATATTTAAAAACTACTGATTCAAATGCATGATTTGATAGGAGTATTGAAGAATGAGCATGGCAGAATTAATGGAATCAATAACAGATGAATTAACTGAACAGTTGGAATATGACGCATCTCAGCGAGAAATTAAGCAGGATAGTGAAATGTCTTTGGTTGAGTTTGCAGAGAAGATTGCACCATTTCCGTTATCTGAATTTCAAAAACAGTCAATTCGAGAATACGAGGAATGTGAGAAAAGAAACTTACCATTGTGTCACATTCCACCAAGAAACGTTGGAAGAGATTTTATATATCAATTGATTGAAGAGTGGAAACGTCAGCATTATTTGACAGATGCACGTTGCAGCAAGTGCAACCGCCTTTTAGGCAAATTTAACGGACAGGCTGAAATCAAATGCCCGAAATGTGGGAAAATTAATAGAATCGGGGTGAAATAATTTATGAATCAAGCAAAGTTGGTGAAATGGCAATATTGCAAAAAAACTTAATGATATAAATCAAGCCATTCTGCAAAATGACCAGGATTGGGAAGAATTAAAGAGCGCAGAACAAATTATCAGTATAACATTTGACACAAACCATATGTGTTATGTTGTGTTTTGGACTGCTTAGCATAGCAAATAGAATATTTTCAAGAGCACCAGTCGTAGAGTGCCTACGCAGAGAGCCAAATTTCCAAAATTTTAGGGAAGGAGGCTCTTTTATATTGGCAAGTCAGAGCCTTATATCGGCAGTAAACAGCTATGACAATTACATACAACGCAAGGGAATTGATGAACAGGTCATTGATGCGTACATAGAAGCCTGTAGAGTGGCTATAAACGGTGAAAAGGATATAACTTATGGCTTACAGATAACAAACCGTTCTAAAGGCATTATAGAGCGTTTCTGCATGGATAGGACAGGAGGTAGAATACTTGACCTTGAAAAATACAGCCAACAACATGAAGAAAAATACAGCCTTGTTGATGACTATTACAAAACGCTTCTGATTGAAGCACATTACCGATTTGAAAGCTTCATGCTATACATGGAAAAGAACAGACCGGTAGAAGAGAGATTTTATCAGCCGAGAATAAATCCATTACGGCAGGTAGCACAGCTTATTCAAGATTTGTACGATGATGTGCTTGATGAAGGAATGGTGTTTTGTCCCGGACGAATCGGTAAGACACAAATAGTAAAAATGGGTAATCTGTGGTTCGGCTCTAACAGACCGGAACGGTCTAATCTGTATTCGGCATATTCGGACAAAATTACTGGTGGTTACTATGACGGCATCATAGAAATGATTACAGACCCGACATACACATATGCTGAAATATATCCAAACATAGTTGAGAAAAAGTTAGTCACTGATGGAAAAGATTTGACAGTAGACCTTATCCGTAAAAAGACATACCCAACATTTACCATGCGAAGCATTTACGGAACATTGAATGGTGCTTGTGACTGTGACGGGCTTGGAGTTTATGATGACTTATTCAGCGGTATTGATGAAGCATTGAGTGAAGATAGGCAAAATACTGTATGGGGAAAATTCGACAACAACTTTATGCCGAGAATTAAGCCTGGAAAGGCTAAATTGTTGGGGATAGGAACACGTTGGGCGAAAAAGGACGTTCAAGGTAGACGGTTAGACCTATTACAAAATGATCCTGAATACAAAGGCATACGGCACAGAGAGGTTATTATTCCTGCACTAAATGAAAACGGAGATAGCAATTTTGATTATCCGTATCATTTGGGATATACAACTCTTGATTACAAAAGACGTATGGCATCTTTTGAGAACAATGACGATATGGCATCATGGTTTGCACAGTATCAACAGGAGCCTATTGAAAGAAAAGGTCAGATGTTCAATGTCGATATGATGAATTTCTTTAATCCGGCAGAACTTGAAGGAATAAGACCTGATAGGATATTTGCAGCTAATGACCCTGCTTATGGTGGCGGTGATTTTGTATCAATGCCTATCTGCTATGAGATTGACGGAGAACATTATATCACTGATGTTGTCTACAATGACGGTGATAAGGAAATTACCATACCGGAAGTTACTTCACGAATGGAAAGACATTTAGATAAATTTAATAATAAGACAGCAGAAGTCCATTTTGAGGAAACAAAGACAACATCAGCATACCGTACAGATTGTGAAAAGATATGGGAAAAAGACGGATATCCTATTAACACAAGTCATGATCCGGCAGACAATCAGACTGCAAAAATGGATAGAATCAAAAATCATGCTCCAGACATACGAAAACTTCATTTTGTGGACATGAAATATCAAACAAAAGAGTACAGAAAGTATTTTCAAAATATTTTGTCTGCTACTTTTGAAGGGAAAATGAAGCATGATGACGGGATAGATTCTACGGCACAACTATGTGACATGATTTACGGAAATAAAAGAATGGCAAGAGCAGAAGCAATTCAAAACCCATTCTCTTTCGGACGGAGGTATTGATATGACAACCAAAGAATATTTAGGGCAAATAAGCCGCCTTAATCGGATGATAAATAATAAACTCACGGAAATCGCACAACTCAAAGATATGGCGGTAAGCATATCTGCTCCGCAAAGCGGTGAAAGGGTACAGACTACACCGAATTTTGACAAAATAGGAACAAAATATGCCAAAATTGATGAAATGGAACGGAAAATAGATGGCATGGTGGACGAACTTGTCGATAAAAAAGAAAAAATCATACAGCAGATAGACAGCATGGAAGATGAAAACACATACAATATTCTGTTCGCAAGGTACATAGAAAAGAAAACTTTTGAAGTGATCGCAACAGAAATGAAATATTCATGGAGACAGGTTGTCAGACTTCACGGAACTGCATTGAAACAGTTTGAAAAGAAATACGGAGAAGGATATTTGAATGAATGATGTCATTGAATGTCATATATAAAAAATGGTAATGTTAAACTGACGAAAATATTTAAGATGTTTTCTAATCCTCCTAAAAGGTGAATGACCGGAAATACCGTCTACGTTATGTGGGCGGTATTTTTGTGCGCAGAAAAGAGGTATTTATGATTTTTAACCAAAAAATTAGAGTGTACTGTCCGGGATGCGGACGGTTGGTCGGTGAATGCAGTTCAAAATCACACATCGACAAGACATATAAGTGCCGAAATTGCAATAAGATGGTTGTTTACCATACGGAGACCGGAGAACGTGAGATTAAGAAACTTCCCAAAAGAGACCAGAGCAGCGGAATTACATTTATGTAGGTGAAAATATGAACACTATGAAATTTCAAGACCTTGTAAAGGGTTGTCACGGTAGAAAAATTGCATATACGGATGTAGAGCAGATAACCGCAGACAACATTGTAAAGGTTATTGGTGATTGCATCGGTGTTTTTAATTACAATAAGTCAGTTATCAAGTACTTGTGGGAGTACTACAAAGGAGATCAGCCGGTACTGTACAGAACAAAGCTGTCAAATGAGGATATAACGAACAAAATCGTTGAGAATCATGCTTATGAGTGGGTACAGTTCAAGGTCGGTCAGACTTACGGAGAGCCTATTCAGTTTGTCAGCAGAAAAGATGATGAAGCTGTAAATAAGGCAGTAGATGAACTGAATGATTACTTAGCAGATGCAAATAAGCATGAGAAAGACATAAAAGCTGGTGAGTGGCAGTCGGCAACCGGAACATCATTCAAAGCTATACAGATTGTGAATGGAGATGTGCCTATCCGTGTGGTTGCACCTAATCCTCTGAACACGTTTGTCATTTACAACCGCAGTTCCGAAGAACCGATTTTGGCGGTACAGGAATTAAAAGATGAAAACGGCGAGTGGTACAAACTATGCTACACGGAATCCTATGAATGTAAGATAAAAAACAGTGCGGTTGTTCCTGATACATGGAAACTTCACGGATTTGGTGGTATTCCGATTGTAGAATTTCCGAACAACCATGAGCGGTTGTCTGATATTGAACTTGTTATAGATCTGTTGGATGCAATCAATAATACGCAGTCAAACAGAATGGACGGCATAGAGCAGTTTATCCAGGCATGGTACAAATTTGTAAACTGCGAGATTGACGAAGAAGAGTTCAAAAAAATGAAGATGAACCATGCGTTGGTTGTAAAGTCAATAAATAAAGACAATAAGTCTGATGTGGATATCATGTCACAGGAACTTGACCAAACGCAGACACAGGTTTCCAAGGATGATTTAACAGACAGCGCACTTTCAATTTTGGGAATACCGAACAAGCAAGGAAACACTGGCGGTGATACGCAGGGTGCGGTTGAGCTGAGAAACGGATGGGATTTTTCAAAATCAAGAGCAAGGCTTAAGGATCCGGTTGTTAAGACAGCAGAGAAGAGACTGGCCAAGGTTGCGCTGAATGTTATCCGCATTAAGAAAGAGGATCTGAAAATCACTCTTAGAGATTTTGATGTGCAGATCAACCACAGTCCACAAGATAATATGTATACCAAGTCGCAGACATTACTGCAACTTCTGCAGTGTGGTATTCATCCGCTTATTGCAATCAAAACAGTTGGACTTTGGGGAGATTGTGAAAAGACTTTCAACCTTTCCAAACCTTACCTTGATGCTCTGTGGAAAACTGCTGACATTATCAACATGGAAGAGCAGATGGCAAAAGCACAGGAAATTGTAAAACAAATGCAAAATAAGACAGTTGCCTAGAAATAGGTAGCTGTTTTTATTTTATAAAAATTCGCAAAGCCGTGAGCGTACAAATCGGCAATGTCACTCGGTGTCGTTGCACCGTAAAAAAACGTAGGACATAACGGAGGTAATTTATGAAGAGAGAAGATTTAGCGGCAATGGGATTAACTGATGAACAGATTGAAAAGGTTATTGCCGAAAACGGCAAGGATGTTCAGGCAGCAAACGCAAAAGCAAACAAAAACAGTGAAGAGTTGACAAGACTGCGTGAGTTGGAAAAGGAATACACAGCCATGAAAGATAAGGATTTATCCGATTCGGAAAGACTGCAAAAAGACCTTGATTCTGCAAATGCAAAAATCGCAGAACTTGAAAAGACACAAGCTATTGCGAATCAGAGAAGCAATGCGGCATCCAAGTTTAACATTTCTGCTGAACAGGCATCACAGGTTATCAAGGATGACGGCAGTTTTGACTACGAAGTACTCGGAAAAATTATCTCTGATAAAGAGACTGCTGCGGCACAGGCTAAAGAGCAGGAAATCGCAAACGGAACCACAAATCCGGGCGGTGGTAGTGCTGGCGGCAATGATGGAACTGAAAGTAAAGGTGCTGAAATGGCAAAGAAATATAATCAGCGCTATGTAATCAAACAGTAAGCAAGGAGGTATAAACGTTATGGCTTACATGAAAACCACTACTTACACTTCTGGTGTAAATATTTTAGCAAGTGAAGTCGGACTTGTGTTAAAAACCTTTGAGGGAACACAGGCAATGGCAACACAGGTAGATGATAAGAAGATTATCAAGGCAGGAACTGTGGTTCCCACAAATGACGCTTCTGCAAAGGGAATTGTCTTTGAAGATGTTGATATTACAGATGACGAAAAGAAGCCTATTTCTGTAATTATTGCGGGCCGTGTTATTAAGGCAAATTTGCCTTTTGCAGTAGATACCAATGCCGAAACCGCACTTAAAGCAAGCGGCATTTGCTTTGATTAAATTACGGAGGTAAGAACAGTATGCCTAGTGTATTAACAATGATTACAGACAAGGATAGATTGGATTTTTCCCAGAACTATTCTATCGCAAGAAATTATGTAGGTGATCGACTTTTTCCTGACGTTAAGACAGAAAACCTTGAAGCAGAGTACGAAAGACTTTCCGAGGGAATGGATCTTCCTACCGCAGCAATGGTACACGCATTTGATACCGAAGCTGCTATTGGTGTAAGACCTGGATTTGAAAAAGTAAGCGTAGAAAAGCTGCTGATCAAGGAAAAAATCAACCAGTCTGAAAGATTACGCCAGTTACTGAATCATGGCGTAAGAGAAAGCAATCTGATTGACTATGTATATGACGATATGGGTCGGCTGTCTGATTCCGTTAAGACAAGAACTGAAATCGCAAAAATGGAGGTTATGTCTACTGGTAAGATGACCATTAACGAAAATGGTCTCAATTTTGCTATTGACTTCAAAGTAAATAAGTTCAAGGCACTGAAAGGCTGGGAAGATCCTACCCATGATATCCTTGGAGATATTGCAGACATGGTTCAGATGGGTCTTGACAAAGGATATGTTGTCAATACTGCACTGACTTCCACCAAAATGCGCTCTTATATGCTTAAGAATGAAGGAATCATGAAAGCTATTAAGGGAGTTAATTTCGTTGGAATGGCAATTACTCCGGCAGAAGTGTCAAATCTGTTACTTAGCCTGTATGGTCTGAACATGGTAATTGATGATGATATGTACGGAATTGCCAACAAGGAAAATACCACAAGAACTCCTAAGAGATTTTTACCGGATAATGTATTTACTCTTTATGTATCTACTGGAAACGGAAAGATTGGTACTGGACTTTGGGGCGTAACTCCGGAAGAAGAAAAAGCAAGTGCATTTACAAGCCTGTCCAAAAAGCAATTCATTACTATTTCCCAGTGGGCAACTCCCGATCCGGTTGCTGAGTGGACTAAGGCTAGTGGCGTGTTTATTCCTGTAATTCCTAACCCTTATGGAATCGTAATCGGTACTTTAACCGAAGGAGAAAGCGGTTTGGATACATTGGTAGTGAACAGCACTGCAAGCCAAACAACTAATGGATACACGAAAGTAAGCGTTTCCCCTGCAAAAAGCGGCGACAATTCTTACAAATACAAGGTAGCAGATGATTGTAAATTACCTTCTTATCTTGGAAATGTAAAGACGTATGCTACTTGGGATGGCACTTCTGAAATTGAAGCAACAACCGGCAAGGAAATTATGATTATCGAGTGTGATCCTAATTACAGAGCAGTAAAGGCAGGTATTACTACGGTAACTGCAAAGGATGAATAAGAGGTAGCACATGGCAGAATATACGACTTTGGAGCAAGTAAAAATCCGTCTGAAACAATTTCATATTGATTCTAAAAGTGATTCTGAAGGCTCCGAGGTCGTGTTTGACCATTTGGAAGAAAACCCTCTCTTGGAACAACTTATCAGTCAAGCAGAAGCCGACATCAGAGCAAAAAGAATGTACCCGGAAAGCTACACGGAAGAGAAGATTGCCGCGGATATTGAAAAATTTCAGTCTGTGGTGGTTAATCTTGTCGTGTACGACAGGTCACAAGCCGGTGAAAACTTCATGGCAAGCTATTCAGAGAATGGAGTGTCGAGAACATGGAGAGACCGGGAAGAACTGTTTGTTGGTGTTTTTCCATTTGCAAAAGTTTTATAACCCCATCGAAATCGAGGGGTTTAGAAGATTGTGCGTGACCATATTACTGATTCCGGTAATAAGGTTGCAGGCGGCACACTTTAAGGGTGGTGGGCGGTGTGCCAACAAACAAGGAAGGCGGTATATGATGTGACTATAGAGTTATCTACAGCAATCATTATAAGCGTGTTATCACTCGGTTTTTCCGTCTACATTGGTCTGAAAAATAGCAAAAGAACAGACACAAAGGATATTGAGGAACGTGTGAAAGAAAACACACGCATCAACATGAAACTGGACACCATCCTTGATACTATCAATGAAATGAAAAGCGAGCGTTCAGAGATGAAGAAAGAGCTTGCAGAGCATGAACAGAAGCTGACAAAGGTTGAAGCCAGTACGGCATCTGCGCATCATAGACTTGATGGAATTGAGGAAAGACTTAACATTAAAGAGAACGGAGGTAAGGAATGATGGATTTTTCACAGGTAGGAACTTGTGTTGCAATCGTGGTTATTTGCTATCTTGCCGGTATTGGAGCGAAGCTTATTCCGGTTATTAAGGATAATTACATTCCGGTTGTTGTCGGCATTGTAGGTGGCATTCTCGGAGTAGTAGGAATGTATGTTATTCCGGATTTCCCGGCAAATGATGTGCTGAATGCAATTGCGGTCGGAATTGTTTCCGGTTTGGCAAGCACTGGTGTAAATCAGATTTACAAGCAGGTGAAGAAAGATGCTTGACATTAACAAGCAGGAAATGAAGTACTCAAGGCAGGGAGAAAAAGTCACGATTTATGACCGGGACGAAAACGGAGAAATAAAGTACATCGAGATGGACGGAGAAAGGATTCCGGTTGTTTTGAGAGAAACTACCGGATATTCTGAACCCGTCTTTTTTTCTGCCAACATCAGTAATAAGCTATCGGAAGTACTGGTAAAAGAATTTGGTATTGATGATTCCAGTTCGTATTGCCAGATTGTGACCGATAAAGGCTATTTGCCGATTAAGGCAGGAGATGTTATCTGGAAGAAGTCAGAAGTAGGTCGTGACGATGACGGACTTGTGGACAACAAGACTGCGGACTATGTTGTCAAAGGCGTTGCAGACGAAGGACTGACAGCAGATTTGTTTTTGTTGCAGAAGACGGTGAAGTGATATGGAAGATAAGAAAATCAATGTTTTGGGAACAGAATATCTTCTCATGTTTCGCACAGAGGAAGAAAACGCAGAGTTAAAAGAATGTAATGGCTATTGTGACTATTCCTCTAAAGAAATTTTTATATTGAAAGAGAAGAGAAAAGATGATGACATCAGAGATTTTGTGTGGATGCGTAACAAAACCGTAAGGCATGAAATCGTCCATGCGTTTTTGAGTGAAAGTGGACTACTAAACAATACATACAATGTTGATCGTGGTTGGTCTTTTAACGAAGAAATGGTAGACTGGATTGCTATTCAATTTCCTAAAATGCTTGAAGTGTTCAAGGAATTGGACATTCTGTGAGGTGTGCTATGGCTAAACCTATCAATATCAATCTGTTTGACCAAAAGTCCATACAAGCGGCTGTAAATGCTCTTAGAGACTATGAAAATAGTTTAGAGTATAAATGTAGGCTACTAGCTGAAACACTGGCAGAAAAGGGCGTAGAGATTGCTAGAGTGCAGATTGCTGACCTTGATGCTATCTTTAATCAAGAACTTTTACGGAGCATTCATGCAGAGTATGTTAGTTCTGTAAAAGGTGGCGGTGTTTGGGCGGTGGTCGCAGGTACAGACCATGCGCTTTTTGTGGAGTTTGGCACAGGTCAGATGGGGGCAGAAAACCCTTATCCGTATGATTTGCCGGAAGGTGTTACATGGAAATACAACTCCGGTAAAACAATTCGTCAAGCATTACAAGACATTGAAGTGCATGGAAACACTTATGTGAAAGCCGGAGAATACTACTGGAGTTATATCGGAGATGATGGAAAACTTCATATAACAAAAGGTATGCCGTCAAGACCATTTATGTACCTGACTGCAATAGAACTTCGTGATATTGTATCACAGACAGCAAAGGTGGTGTTTGGTAGTGGATAATGAATATCAGTGGGTATCAGATTTCAAAGTCAAGATTGCATCGTACTTAAAAATGAAGATACCGCAGAGCCATCCTAAAGCTTATGTGACGGACAAAAGCAAGGATTTGTCAGACCCTACATTCCCTACGGTGTACTTTCATGCTATGCCGTTCACAGAGACTGGACAAGACCTTGAAGCACGTTCGGTTAATGGAATCACAGCATCATACCAGGTGGATGTGATAACCAACAAAAGTCAGGAAGAAGCCGAAGCTATCATGGCTACGGTTGCCGGTCTTTTCAAACGTCTGCGATTTCAAATAACTTCCATGCCAGAGTTCAATAATACTTCGCAGGACACATACAGAAGCACTGCACGGTTCAGAAGAAACGTAGATGCTGATGATATATTGTAACTATTGTCAGAGCCTAACGGCTCTATTTTTTATGCAAAATTGGAGGTAAATATGGCTACTGGTTTAAAATCAAGAATTGCCTATAAAGAGCCTAGTTCTAGTGCTGCTACTGGTGAATACTGGGCAGGAACTTACAAACTGCTTATTAGAGCAAAAAGTATTCCTTCACCGTTCGGAAGTCAGAACATGGTGGATACTTCTACACTGGAAGATTTGGTAGAGACGCAGGAAATGGGTCGTAGAGCCGCTAACAGTATGGAAGTGCAAGGAGCATTTGAGAAAAAGTACAAGGATGAAATGGTGACAAACGAGGGAAAGAAACTCGATTTTATCATCCTGTATGGAACTGACGGAAAAGGTTCAGAGGGTATTTGTGCATTTATCGGTCAGGAAAGTTTTGCACCGGACGAAGCAACAGACGATCATCTGACCGGAACTGCTACGATTGCACAGGCTACTGTACCAAAGTGGATTGAAGATAATTACACTGTTGCAGTAACCGAAGACGAAAACGGTTATCCCACAGCAATTACACTGACAAAAAAATAGAAAGTCAGTCAGAAACAAATAACACTGCCGTGGCTGACAATTACGAAACGGTAGACGAACCATTGATTTAAGCAAAAGAGAGCCGTCTTCGGGCGGCTCCTTTCCAACAAAATGTTGGGGAAAGGATATGTTTTTATGAAGAAGATTTTA